GCGGAAGCTGTTAAGTCTGCACCTAAGCCGAAGAGTAAAGCATCAGCTAAAGCTGGTAAAGAAAAGTCTTAATGCCTAAAGGTATTGGCTACGGCAAAAATAAAAAAAAGAAAAAAGGATCTAGAAGAATAATATGATCGGATATGAGATAAAAGATGGATCAGAGCATGTCTATAAAGATTCTCTCGGCACTATTGCTGTTGGAGTCTATGTCAATGGAACTCTGACAAATGCAGGAGCTGGAGTAAATGTCACAGTTGTTGACGAAGCTGGAACAACAGTAATTGATGACCAATCAGCATCAACAGACTCAACTGGTGTTTATCACTATGACATAGGTATTGCTAACACAACTGATGTGAAAAAGTTGTATGCAGTTTGGACTGGCACTTGGGAAACTGTTGTACAGAAAGCAAGGACAAGTCATGAAGTACTTGGCTTCCCTATCTTCACAGAAGCTCAAGCTAGAGCTTTTGATATAGAACAACTTAGTTCTGCAACTGATTATCCAGATGAAGATATTTTTAGAGATAGAGCAAGGATCACAGATCTACTTGAGCAATGGACTGGAGTATCTTGGAGTCCAAAATATAATCAAGTAAAAGTTGCTGGAGAGAAAGATCATACGATCTCACTTCCAAACTTTCATGTTACTAAATTAATTTCAGTCAAAGTAAAAGATGAAACAATAGCGACATCAAACTTTGAGATCGATAACAATGCTGGTTTTATATATAGAACAGATTCAGTGTTCCCAGTAGCATCAAGCGATTATCCAATGCCAGTTGTGATCGAATATGAACACGGATGGGATTATCTTAGAAATGGTGTTGATCGTGTAGGATTAAAACTCTTATTAGATCGATTGATCTCAACAAACATTCCAGATCGTGCAACAAGCTTTAATGACGAATTAGGAAATATATCATTGGTAACTCAAGGCGGTGGATTTAAAAATCCAACTAGAATTCCAGAAGTTAATCAATGGATCGAAGAAAACTCTGAAAAGGTTTTTGGTATCTAATGGCGATTAATTCTCAAGTTGTCGCAGTTAGGAACGCATTTAAAACACAATTAGATTCAAGAGGTGCGTTAAGTGGAATATCTATCTTCAAATATCCCCCAATGGATCAAGCACCAAAGAAAGAGATGATCTTCTTTGGAGATGCTTCAAGCTCAATAGATTTTGAAGCATTCGGAACAGTTTATGAAGAGGATCTAGATCTAAAGATCTTCATTTATGTATTAAGAGCTGGAGCTGGTGACTCAGTAGCTTCTACCACAGAAACACGAGCACTAGCACTAGCTAATGAAATTATAGATCAACTTGCTGATGACTCTACGATCAATGGGACTGTGATCGTGGCAAATGTATCAAACATGCAAGTTGAAAACGGAGTATCAGACGATGGACGAATATGTTCTATTGAAATAGACATAGACGCTCAAGCAACCTTATCGGAGTAAAAATTAAATGGCAAATAAAAAAAATATACAATATTTTGCAAATGTTGATCTAAATATAAAAGATCAAGATTTCAAAGCTGGAGATGAGATCAAAGGAATATCAGTCCCAAGATGGATGGTATTGCAGGATCTAGTATCACCAGACTCACCAAAAAAACTAGAAGAAGAGGAATAAAATGGCTTTCATTAGCGGTAAAGATTCAAAAGTGCTCTTTGGAGCTTTTGATCTAACAACCTATTTCAACAGCTTTAGTTTCAGTAGAGAACAGAATGCAAGTGAAACAACAACATTCGGATCGGACGATGCAACCTATATTTCTGGTATAGAGACAGCAACAGTCAATCTTGGCGGATTCTGGGACGGATCAACTGACGCAGTGGATGAAGAGTTCGCTAATGTTATTGGATCAACATCTAATACTCCCCTTTCAATTTATGAGGGTGGAGATACAGCTGGAAACAAAGTTTTATTATTAAATTCAAAGATTCAAAACTACACGATTGATTCAAGTGTTGCTGATCCAGTAGGTGTATCAGCTTCATTCAATGGTGACAATTTTGGAAGTGGAAAAAGCATTTATGCTTTAACCTCTACAAGTGCAACAGCTAACACAACTGGCGTAGATATGGGAGTAGCATCGACATTAGGCGGTCAAGCTCACATTCATGTCACAGCTGTTAGTTCAAGCAATTATGCCGTGAAGATCCAAAGTTCAACAGACAATACATCTTTCGCAGATGTGTCTGGCTTTAGCTTCACAGCAGTAACTGGGAAAACATCTCAACGAATATCCACCACTAACACTGTTAATCGATATGTTCGATTAGTCATCACAAAAACAAGTGGAACAGCGACATTCGGAGTTAGTTATTCCCATAACATGAAGTAATCGATTAATTTAGGAGAAGAATAAAATGGCTTTCAAATCTGGAAAGAACTCGTATTTCTCAGTAGATGGAACAGACATATCAGCATACACAGATTCACTATCTCTCTCTAGAGATGTCAACACTCTCGAAGTAACTAACTTCGGAAGTAGTGGCAATGCTAACTATTTAGCTGGAATAGAGGGACTAACAATTTCTGGATCTGGAAGTTGGGATGCAACTGGCGATGGAGTAATGGCAGGTCTATTTGATGGATCTGTTGTAGCTTTTGATTATCGTCCAGATAACACTGGTTCAGCACCGAAATACACAGGAAACGCATTAGTAACAAACTACACAGTCGACTCAGCTGTTGGAGATAAGGTAGCTTTTAGCTTTAGTCTTATCGTCACAGGTGCAGTCACTAGAGGAAGTATTTAATAACTAATGGCTTCTAAGAGAAGCTTAAAGCGTCAGATCAAAGGTTTTGACACAAAGATCGAAGTATCTGGAGTTGACATTGGCAATCAGATCAGATTGATCGAATTGCTGGGATCTGACGCAGTTAAAATATATAAACAATTTAATTATCGATTCGCAACTGATGTTGCTCAAGGAGTCAAAGGAAAATTGCCAAAAAAGACTGGAGCATTAGCTTCATCTGTTAGGGCAACTAAGACGAAGATGGGAGCATCGTTTCGAGTTGGTTATAGATCGAAACAACAATACACAAGATTAGTTGAGTTCGGTGGATACAATCCTTATGGAAATATCCTCTCTCGAGCAATAAACAAATCAAGAACACTCTGGAAAACAAAGAACAAGGATGGTTATTTTATCATGCCTAAAGTTCGAGAAGAACTTCCAGAGATGCAAAAAGACTATGTTAAAAGACTAAATAAACTCGTCATGCAACTGTATGGCAAAGCTGGATCAAAAGGATCAAGCAGAAAGTTTATGGGAAAATCGTGAGGACAGTAAATGGCAGAAGAAAAACAAGATAATCTTCCAGTGATTGTCATAGGAGAAAAACAATATCTCCTTGATTATGCAGACATAACTGGAATTGAATGGAGAGAGATCAAGAAGATAACTGGTCTCAACTCTATGGATGCAATCGCTCAGACATCAATGATGGACTTTGAAGCACTTGCATCGATCGTCTTTATCTTTGCAAAAAGAGAAGACAAGAATATTAAATATGAAGAGATCTTAGGTGGTCTCAACATTGACTCGATCACAACAGCAAATGAGTTGGATGATCCGCCCCCAAAAGCTTAAGGGCTCAATATAGGAAACACATTCCAGCATTGAGTCACTTCTACGGAATACAAGCTTGGGAACTAGAAAGACTCTCTATTGGAGAGATCAATGAATATCTAGATCAACTCGCAGAATATATAAGGAATAGGAATGGCTAGAAGAGGAAACTCACAGATCCAAGTAGATATTGCTTTAAATACTGATCAGCTAGAAGCTGGACAGAAAAGAGCAGTACGACAATTTCAAAGATTAGGAAGCTCTGGAAATGTAGCACAGAAAGGTCTTAACACTTTAGGCAGAGGATTAAAGACTGTTGGGCTTATGGGTGGAGCAATGGCAGGAGCTCTAGGAGTTGCTAGTGCGAAGATGGTCGAATTAGGATCTGACGCAGAAGAATCAGCAAACGCATTCTCAGTAACATTTAAAGAAGCAACTGATGATCTAAATCAGTTCGTTGAGGGATTCAGTAAGAAAGCTGGATTCACCAATGCAGAGTTGCAAGAACTCTTAGCATTCACTGGTGGCGTAGTAAACGGAATGGGAGCTTCAGCTGAAGCATCTTCCGAATTCGCTGAACAGATCGCAGTTCTTTCTGGAGACATTGGATCATTAAGGAATATAGATCCATCAGATGTTTTAAACAGAATAACTAAATCTTTAACTGGGGAGCGTGAGGGATTAAAACAACTTGGTATTGTTATTAATCAAGTTGAGTTAGATCAGAAAGCTTTGACTATGACTAATAAGTCAGCTGTTGGAGAGCTGACTGCTTTAGATCGAGCCCATGCGACTTTAAATATTATTCAAGAAAGATCAAAGGATGCTCTTGGTGACTTAGACAATACCTCTGATGGTTTTGCTAACACGCAGAGAAGATTAAAAGCTGAATTAAGGGAAACAGCAACCGCAATGGGTGGAGCTTTGATGCCTATTGTTAATGAAGCTCTCCCAGTGATTTCAGATATGGCAGAAAGAGTTTTGCCAAGAATGGTAGAAGCTTTTAAAGATCTGATCGCTAAGATCAAAGAATTTCATGAGCAATTCGGAGCTGAGATCATGGAGAATTTAAAAAAAGGATTTCAAGCTTTCAAAGATATAGGAGTGATCGTTGCTGATCTGATCGGCAGATTTATAGATTTTATAAAGAACTCAGAGATCTTAGGAAAAGTATTTGGATTTCTTGGTGATGAAACTGATGGCTTATTAGACAAGCTTAATGACTACGCCAATGGGATCAGAGATTCTAATGATGAACAAAAGAAGCAAGAAGAACAAGCTAAGAACATGACTACTTCTTTTGCATTGATGGAAGATATTATTTCTGGAAAAGTAATACCAGCTCAAGAGGATTTCACAGATGTAGTTGAAGAAAGTGTTGATGCTTTAGAGGATGAACAAGTCGAGACTAAATTAAGTGCAGTCGAATTTGATAAATACACTGGATCAATTAAGAAAGCTTTAAGTTCAATTAAGTCTTTAACTCGAATTCAAGAAAGAGGAAAAGCTGAAGAAGAAAGATTAAACGAAGCAACTGGTGAACTTGAAGAATCAAACATTGCTGTTGCTCAAGCTCAAATAAATCTTGCTAAAGCTCAAGACATGGCAACAAGATCTCAAAAGATCGGAACTCATGTATCTGAAGAGGAAGAACTCCAGATCATAAAACTAAGAGAAGCTCTTGTTGAATTAGAAGAAGCACAAGATGGATCTAGAGAGAAAGAGCTTGAACTTATACTTGCTAAGAGAGAATTAGCGGAAGCGATCTCTCAATCAACAGAAGTTTCAGACATCTATCACGATAAATTGAGGGATGTTGAAAGAGCTGAAGAGGATCTTGCTAAAGCTATTGAGGATCAGAAGAAAGCTCGTGAGGATCAGATCCAAGCTAAAAAGGATCTAGCTGAAGCAACTAAAGTCTCAGCTGAGTCGATCTTAGAAGAAGCTCTTGCAATGAAATCACTGAAAGATGCTTTTGGATCTTTTGAGGGTGATACTTTTATAAAGACACTTGAAAGAATATCTGAGATCACTGGAAAGAAATTAAGCGAAATTAAAGAAGCTTTTGCTTTATCTGGTTTAACTGCTGATTCATTTACTGCTCCAGATTCTTCTGGCGGTGGAAATCCAGATGTTATTCCGCCCCCAACTTTTGCAGATTCTGAAACAGGTGGAGATTCAAACGCTGGAACTGGTGCTGGTGGTGGCTCTGGAAAAGGTGATCTTCAACCAGTGAAGATTTATACAACATTAAACATTGATGGTGAAAGATTTGAGTCAGTTACTCAAGATGCCATGATCAGATTGCAAAAACAAGGCAAGAAGATACTGATATGAGCGTAGCGTTCAATTCAGATGTCACTCTAACAGTTGAGATCGCATTTGATTCTGATCCGTTTGATTCAAGTCAATCTTGGACAGATGTGTCAGCTTATGTCAGAGGGTTTAATACAAATAGAGGAAGACAGCACGATCTAGCTGATTATCAAACAGGGACTGCATCAGTCACACTTGATAATTTAGATGATCGCTTTAATCCTTTGAATTCCAGTTCACCATATTGGAATTCGACTACTAACAAAACTAAGATCACTCCCTTTAGACAGGTAAGGATCAGAGCAACTCACTCATCAAGTACTTATTCGCTTTATAGAGGATTTATACAAGCTTATCCAGAATCATTTGGCGGACAAGGTGTTGACTCTTCAGTGAGGATCAAATGTGTTGATGCTTTTAAGATATTCAACCAAAATACACTGGGATCAAGAGGATGGGCTCTAGGAGATGCTTCTAGATCTAACTTAGGTGAAACAACAAGACTGGCTTATGTAGATGTTCAAGAATTGTCATCTGCAAGAGTAACAAGGATCTTAGATGCTTTCGGATGGAATAGTTCAGAGAGAACTATCTCTACTGGAGATCTCCAAGTCAAAGCTGGTCAAGAACAGACAGATAATGTCCTATCTGCTTTTAAAGAAGTTGAAGAAGCAGAGCAAGGACAGTTTTATATGGGTGCTAATGGATATGCAGTCTTTAGAGATCGAAACTATAAAAGGACTTCTCAATATTCATCACAAGCTACATTTGGAAATGGATCTGGAGAACTCCCCTTTTCTGATGTGATCACAACTCAAGATGACTCAAAGATCTTGAATATTATAAATGTGAAAAGAGCTGGTGGTACAACTCAAGGAGTATCTGATACTGACTCGATCTCCCTTTATGGTGCAAGAGAAGATTCTTTAACGGATACGCTAAATGTTTCAGATGCAAATACTCTTGCGATCGCAAAGCAACGATTAGCACAGTTTTCAAATACAAGTCCGAGAATAGAGGGATTAGTAGTAAATCCTTTATCAGATACTGATCTATGGGCTCAAGTTTTAAATAGAGAATTAGGTGACAAGATCACGATCAAAGTACCGACAACAGTCTCAACGATTATGGAGTTTGGTGTTCATATAGATCAGATAAACCATTCAGTTGATGCTAGAAATGGATCTTGGCAATGGCAGATCAGAACATCTGCTGGAGCTGAGTCTGGTGCTTGGGTTCTTGGATCATCAAGATTAAATGAAGATACCAACTTAGCTTGGTAATAAATTAGGAGAAAATAATGGCATATAAAGGAGATTGGGCAACTGGTGATCTAGTTGATGCAACAGTTTTTCAAGAACTTGTTAACTCAGCAGTTTATTCTTTTGCTAACCTTTCAGCAATAACATCTGGCATTTCATCCGCAGTGGATGGACAGATCGCTTTTGCACAAGATACAGAATTATATTATAGATGGGATGCTGACTCTTCAGCATGGACATTACTATTGGGCGGTGCAGACATCACAGCTGTCACGATCACAACAGCATCCAATTCTGGACTAACTGGTGGATCAACAGCTTCATCTGGAGCTTTCACAAGTACTCTGTTAGTTGATGCAAATAATCTAGCAGTAGTTACTGCGTCATCATCTGATTATATAGTTTTGCATGATGTTACTGACGACAGCACTAAAAAAGCTCTGATCAGTGACATAGTATCTCTTGGAGATATAACCGCAGTTAATACAGCTTCAAACTCTGGTCTCTCTGGTGGAGCAACCAGTGGAGCAGTGAGTTTAGTATTAGATCCATCAAACTTAGCCGATGGATCATCAATCACAGTGGACACAGCTAATGATCTTCTGATCTTAGAAGATGTCACTGATGGAACAGTTTATAAGGTGCATCCAAGCCAGATTGCTTCAGCAGGAGTAAGTCTCGGTCTTGTGATCGCTTTAAGTTAAGAAAGATATAGGAGAAAATTATGGCGGATACGCTTCACTCAGTTCAAGGAGTTCTTGGAACAGGTAGTACAGCAATTCTTGATGCAGTAGCTTCAAGCACAACTGAAACAGTTATTGGATTATCTTTATCCAATATAAGTGGATCTAGTGCAGATGTTACTGTTGATCTTAGTATCACAAAGTCTGGTGGCTCTTTAAGAAAGATCTTAAATGATGTCAGCTTACCTTTTGGAACTACGATCACAATAGACACTAAGTTTGTACTTGAAACAGCTGACACTTTGCAAGGACTTGCAAGTGCTTCATCTAGTGTTGACTTTAATCTTAGTTATTTGAAACAAACCTAAAGGGGTAATTAATGTCCTATATAGGTACACAACCAAATAATGTAAAACAGAATATTGGTTTATATACACCAAATGATATTACTGCTTTAACCAAAGATGGTAATTGGGGTGGCTCAATGGAACTTATTGCTGAACAAACTACAAGCAGTACACCTAGTGCAGTCAATTTCACAAATTTAAAAGGTGGTAAATATGATGTTCATTATTTAACTGCAACAAATACTTCTACATCAACTGATGATGGAAGAATTGGAATAAGATTATCAAATGATAGTGGAAGTTCTTATGAAAGTTCAAACTATCAAACTGCATATCAAGCAATAGCAGGAGATGGTGGTGCTAATGAATATAAAAGTACATCAGATAACCAAATGGAATTTATTGTTAATACAGGAACTAATGCAAATGAAAAAGGTAATGGCTATGTATATTTATATAATTTAAACAATTCAGCTAAATATAGTTTTTCTACTGGTATGGCAGTTTCTTTAAATTCATCAGCAAGTTTATTTCAATGGTTTGGAGGTAGTGTTTATACGGTTTCTGAAACAATAAATGCTCTATCTATTATTCCAGATGGTGCAAGTGGTACTTTAGATGATGGGATTGTATTTAAACTTTATGGAGTAAAACAGATATGAGTAACCTAAGATTAATTAATGAAACTACTGCTAGTTCTGTTGCAAGTGTATCAGTAACAGATGTATTTAGTTCTGATTTTGATATTTACCAAATAACAATAAATAATTCAGATATAACTATAAAAGATTATTCAGAACTTAGATTTATAAATTCAAGTGGAAGTGTTATTAGTGCGAGTAATTATGATTATGCAAATTTAGAAATGAAAACTTATTCATCTTTTGGGGAACTAAAGGCAACTAATCAAACTTCATTACCTTATATGTGGTATTCAAGTAATGAAACAGCAAGTCAGGGAAGTTTTAATATGTGGGTATTTAATCCATATTCAAGTTCATCTTATACTTTTGTTCTTGCAAGTAATGGAACAAATTATATAACAAGTTTTGGTGCTATGGCTAATAAAATAATTGGTGTTTTAAAAAATACATCAAGCATAACAGGTATGCAATTTTTTCCTAATAGTGGAAGTTTTGACAATATTTTAGTAAGAACTTATGGATTGAGAGTTGATAGCTAATGGGATTAGTACAAGTAGCAACAAATACAGTAACAAGTGCAGTTAGTTCAGTTAGTCTTTTAGGAATTACAACTGATGATGTTTATATGGTTGCTTTAAATAATGTGGAACCAGTTGTTGATGGAGATTATCTTAGAATGAGATTTACTAAAGCAAGTGATGATTCTGCTGATAATAGCTCTAATTATGATAGGGCAGCGAAAGAATTAAGAGCAGATACAACTTTTAATGATTCAGCACAAACTAATCAAAACTGTTTCTATTTTATAGAAAACGGAACAGGAACAAGTGAGACTCATAACAGTATTCAATATCTTTTTAATTTTAACGACTCAAGTGAATATAGTTATGCTACTTTTGAAGAAGCCTCTGTAATGTATAACCAAGATTTTAGGGGTAGAAATGGTGGTGGTGTTTTGACAGTTGCACAAGCTACCAATGGTGTTAATTACTTTTATCCGAGTGGAAACATAGCAAGTGGAACTTTCACAATGTATAAGGTGGTGTAATTATGAGTGAATATGGATATATACCTGAAGCACCAACTCAAAGTTGGGGAAATAATAAAGGAATTTTTACACCTAATGATATTTATAATTTAGATTTAGCAGGAAAATTTTCAACAGTTGGCTCATTAGAATTTATACAAAGTCAAACAGCTAGTACTACTTCAGCTTTAAATTTCACAAGTCTTGGAGATTATAATGTTCACTTTATGACACTAAGTAACTTTCAATGTGATACAGCTACTACGAGATATGCTTATGGTAGATTATCAAATGATGGTGGTAGCTCTTGGATTAGTGGTGGCTCTACTTATAAAAGAGCATTTTATAGGGTTAATACAAGTGGAACAACAGGGGATATTTATAGCACTACTGGAACAAAAATGGATAGCTTTTTTGCTATTGATAGCGACTATCCATCAAGTCAAGCAGTTGTATATTTTTATAACCTAACAGATAGTTCTAGCTATTCTTTTGTATCATTCCATAGTGTTAATAGTGTTTCATATTGGACATATTTTGGGGGATTTGTTGTGCCTACTGCTGAAATACATAATGCAATAAGCATTTATGCAGACGCTGATAATTTTCTAACTGGAACTGCAACTTTGTATGGAATAAGGGACAAATAATGGCTACTAATTTAGATTTTATAAAAAGAGAAAGTGCAGATAGTGTAAGTTCATTTACCATAACAGATATTTTTTCTGCTGATTATGATGTTTACCAAGTATATGTAACAGGTAATGGTAGTCAAGGTACAAGCAGTCTTAGTGCTGAATTTTTAGATAGTGGGGGAAGTGATATAGCAACAGGAAATTATGTTTATGCAATTTTAAGAATGAAACCTGACGCAGCTTTTGATGATATATATGGAACAGGGGGAAACTCTTTTGAGTTCACTTATACAAGTGCAACTGATTATGATTTCTCATCTGTAATAACAGTTTATAATCCATTTTCTAGTTCAACTTATACTTATTGTTCAACACAAGGAAACTCTTATTATGCGAATAAAGGTCTTATTGTGGCTAAATCTTCAACAAGTGCAGTAAGTATGAAGTTTTGGGCAAATCAAAATTTTACACCAATTAATGTATCAGTATTTGGGGTTAAATAATGTCAGGTAGTTTAGTAGAAATTCAGAAAATAACTCTCTCTAGTCCAACAGCTTCTGCTGTATTGACAGGTATTGATACTACCTATGATGTGTATATGGTTAGATATTCAAATGTTCAACCAGTAACAGATAATAAAAATATGATTTTTCATATAACCAAGTCTGGTTCTGCTGATACAACTGCAAATTATGACCACGCTTACAATTCCTTTGATTCAACTTCAGCATTTGGTAATTCTACTGGCACAAATGCTAGTTCAGCAACTTTTGCTTGGTCGCAAGGAAATGGAACAGGTGAAAAAGCTAGTGGAATTTTATATTTATTTAACTTTGCAAATGCAAGTGAGTACAGTTTTTTAACAGTAACTAGTGAATGGATAGACGCAACACCTGATTTTATTGGTGCTGTTGGGCAACTAACTCACACAGTTGCTTCCGCTTCGGACGGAGTATCGTTCACAATGGAAAGTGGCGTGAATATAAATACAGGTGCAGAATTTGTTTTATATGGACTTAAAAAATAAGAGCAAATAAAAATAACATTTAAAAAATACAAATTAATTAAATCTAATTATATAGGAGAAAAAATATGACATTAGAAGAAGCAACTGCATTGGCACAAGCTGAAGTCGATGCAAAGAAAACTGACAATGGTGGCGAGGGAATGTGGGCTCAAGTCAATAACGAAAGACGAGAGTTCAACAAAAGTGAATATGATCAAGCCGTGATCGATTCCGCCAACCAAAAAATGTTTGAAGCGAATGATAAGTGGGCTCAAGATAGAGCACAAGCTTATCCATCGCAGATTGCATTTATCGAAGCATACACAGAAAAAGAGATTCTTGGTGAATCTGCAAAATGGGATGCTTATGTTGTGGACTATGAAAAAGTCCGATCTGATAATCCGAAACCAGAATAGTGGAACTCGAATTACTTAGGATCTCAACTGAACCAGATTCAACATCTGGAATATTGTTTCATAAGTTAGAAGACGGATCTAGAAGATTCTTGAGCTATACAGTTGAAGATACTTATAGAAAAGTGAAGCAGATGCATGTTTCAAGAATTCCGAGCAATCGTTATCAACTAAAGTTTAGAAAAGTTGGTGGATTCAATAAAAGATACACTGACTATTATTCCGCTTCTGGAAAAGATCCAAGAGCTAACTTCCATCATGGAATGTTAGAGCTCCAGAATGTAGAAGAAGACAATGATCGCTATGAAAAGATGTCATTTTTGTATTGTTTGATACATAAGGGCAATTCCTCAAAGTCGAGTTCTGGATGCGTTATTTTGACGGATTCTCAAGAGAATAATCAGAGAGTTAAAGGTGGATGGGGTGGAAATTCCAACACGAATTATGTTCGAGTTTATCCTCAGATCGCAAAAGAGTTATTAAAAGGAAATGAAGTTTGGATCAATATAGTCGATTTTGATTATGGAGAAGATCCAGACAAAGAAAATAAACCAGTCGCAAAACCTTATTGTAGGAAATGCGATCAAAAGATCAGATCTAAGATCTTATAAGTAGATCCACGATCCATAGAAGAATACACAATAGATAGTGGTATCTTCTTTGGATCGCAACGGATCAGAGAAGAGGACAACATGGCTAAAACGCTAAAACAATACGCTGAAGAAAATCCAGCACATCATCATCCTAAATTCTCTTTCTTAGAGAAAGAAGAAATTAAGGATCTAGTTGATGAAGCTGTTGATGGAATACGAAATGGGATCTCCCCAACTGTCGCATCAAGATGGTTAGTGGAAGAATCCCCTATCGAAGTAAAGATCAAAGTTAATACAATCAGAATGTGGTTGAGTAATCGTGCCAAAGAAAAAGCTTAAAAAATACGCAGAGGATAACTCTGTTGTTAAGGGCGTAGATAAATCAGAAAAAGTTGCTGTCAAAGTAAAAGATGACAAAGCAACTGCAACTCTACCAGTAGGATCATCAGACATAAATGAAGTCTGGAGAATGCTTAAGGAAAGAGGATTTGATCCAGATAAATGGGAAATCACAAGTTTAACTGTTAATCAGTGGGAAGCTCCATCAACTAATGGAGTGCAATTATTTGAACAGACTAAAGCGACACTAAAACAAAAACCTCAATTTTTGGGAGAGTTTGTTAATACTATAAAAGATCTGAATAAGATCGATGGTTTCAGTCCTCAACCACGATCCAAGAGTCGCAAGACTAAAACAGAGCTTTTAGTGGTACTAGGAGACTCACAGTTGCCTTATGCAAATGAGATACTCGCAGAACTCTCCCATTCTTTCTTGCATGACATAAAACCGAATGGGATGATCTATATTGGAGATCTAATCGACTTTGATAACTTATCAAGGTTCTCTCCAAAGCCAGACTTCCAGTCAACAGTACAACAAGGGATTGAAGCTGGATATAAGACACTAAGAGATCTAAGAGACTCAGCTGGACTTAAAAAAGGATCTGAAATGATCTTTATAGAGGGCAATCACGAATTTAGACTTCAGAAAGCTTTATTGGATAAACTCCCC